TGATCTCAAGACGATGTCACTCGAGACGGTCGGCCACCAGACACCGGGACTACCAGCAGTCGTACAAACCCAGATCGTTGCCGTGAGGTCGACGACCCAGTCGCCAACGCTAAAGGCCTGTGACGTACCTGTGGGTGGTCCGTTGTTTGTGCCACCTACGTATCGAGTCGGTGTTGTGGCCGTACCAATACCACTGGCCGCAAACGTGGCCGCCGAGTCATTACCGCTCAACGAGATCGTTGTACCCGATACGGCACCCGTAAACGTGGCACCCGACAACGGTGCCAACTGGTTGAGCAGACCAGCAGTGACGGTTTGGGCGATGTTCATACCACCGTACAAAGCCATCGCTGACGTACCCTCTTGACCCCGAGTCACGGTCAACACGTCACCAGTGACGTTGGTCACTCGTACGATCTCGGCGTTTGACGTAGTTGGTTGCTGACCCGATGGCCACACGGTTGCGTTGAAGGGTACGGTCGGAAGGGTCGTACCAGTACCAGTGGCCACAGTGATCGAGGTACCGTACCCACCACCCGTGACGCTAGCGATCGTCGTGGTGGCAAAGTTCTTGAGTGTGTCCACTGACTACTCCTCGGTGTCGTTATCGTCCTGCGGGTACGTGACCGATCCAACCGCCGTGATCGTCAACTCATGCTCGATCATTAGGCGAGGGTGTTGGTCAGTGATGTGTTGACCGCAAACGTGATCGTGGCACCACTAGCGATCGACCCCGTCAGACCCGTCGTGGCACCACCGACAAGGTAGGTACCACCAGTGGCGGCGGTAAAGATCCCAAAGTACGGTGCGCCACTGGCCAACGTCGCCGTGACTGAGAAGTTGATGACACTGGTCGGTCCCGTCTGGGTACCACCAGTAGCGGCGTTGAACTGAAACGCTGGTCGAGATCCGGTGTACGACGTGATCTCACCAGTGGTACCAGTGGTACCGGGATCACTTGAGAACAAGGCAAGGTAGAACGTACTGGTCGACGGGAACAAACCGTTGAGGGCGTTGTTGATACCCGTTGTTGAGAAGCGAGCCACGATGATCTCCTAGTCGTCGGTCGCCTTCATGGTAGCACTACGACTGGTTGTGTGTCTCGTCGTGGTAGGTCTCGAGGTCTTGGTCGATGTGTTCGATCAGTGCCTTGAGGCTGTCAAACTGATGAGTCTCGAGAGCGAGGATCTTGCGGATCACCTGAGCGTCGGCTTTGGTCTGCTGAAACATAGCGATGCCCACGACCAACTCGATCAACACCGCCATGTACGAGGCCGTGTAGTTCCACCACTCCAAGACACTTGCCGTTTGTATGCCCCAGCAGACCGCCGTAGCAACGGTCACGATCCCAACAAACTCCCAACGTCGAATCGCGGTCTGAGCCTTCCATGACAAGTGTTCGCCCAGACCGATCTCTGATCCCGTGACTGGGTGTTTGTACCGACGACTCATAGCCCCTCATGTGCGCCAAGGTGCTTGTCGAGGTTTGTCTGTACGTAATCGAGTTTGTTCTCGATCCGGTTGATGGCGTCTCTCATCGACGACCCACCGTTTGGCTTGTATTGCTTCTTGATGTCCTCGATCTCGGTAGCGATCTGGTCAAGGGCAACGGCGGCGACCTTGCCATGCCACCACTTGACAAACTCGTTGACGGTCTTGATGGCACCAAAGATGATGCCCACCAAGAACCCGAGACTGACGATCAGGTTGACCCAGAAGTTGAAGGAGTTGAGGCTCGCGATCATGACTCGTGTGGTCCCTTGACTAGACCCTCGACGATCTCCTCGATCCCCCTGATGATCGGCCACCCGTGAGCCATCTCTGCTGGTGTCTCAACAACTGAGGTCTCAACCTGTGGTTGACCGACGTGGTCGGGTGATGACACCAGTGGGGCGTGTTCGACAACGTGAGCGACCGCCTTGACAACGTGTTCGACGGGTGTCGCCACCTTTGGGGCTGGCTTGGCAACAACGTCGGGTGTGTGTGACGGGTGTACCTGCTCGGTTGAGAAACGTAGGTAACGCTGTGGTTGACGACCGTCTTGAGACACACGTACAAACGACGGGTCACCGTTCTGTCCCATCGACACCGTGAGCGGGTCTGGTCCCGCCTCGACGATCACTGCCGTGTGCCAACCGTCACCGGGACCGTAGACGATCACGTCACCGACTGTGGCCTCGACGACGGTCACACCCTTGCCGTGAGACAACAGCGTACCCGTGTACCCTTCGTGGTCGTAGCCCTGACCGTTAGGGTCGGCGGCACCGGCGAGCCAGTAACACAGGGTGACAAAGGCTGAGCAGTCGCAGTGGACTGGGTACTTGAGTGGCCACTGACCGATGGCACTCATACGGTCGGATCCCTCTGAGTAAACAAACGGGTGGGTGGTCTTGTTGTGAGCAAACCAGTTTGCCCACTCGACGATGGTCGATCGTACGTCAGTCATGAGGTCTCCTTAGTTGATACCGATCACGGTCAGATTAGCGTAGGAGATGGGTATTGAGTTGGCCGAGGTGTAGGCGTTGAGTGACAACGTGAACGGTTGGTTGCCGTAGTTGGCCGACGTGACGATACACGATCCACCAAAGTGACCCGACGTTGTGGTCGACAGAAAGAACCCGACCTGAAACGTGGCCAACGCCGCAGTGGTGTCGTCTTGGATCTGAGCAAACACGGCACCCGTACCTGTGGTGGCCGAGTTGTTCTGGTGAAAGTTGAACGTGACGAGGTAGTTGGTAAACCCACCGACCGAGACTGTGAGTAGTGACTTGACGGTGGTGTTGACGGTGACCGCCGAGATCGTTCCACCCGATCCAAGACTCTCCCAGCCCTGAGCGTTCTGTCCCCAGTACGAGGCGTTGGTACCGTTGCCCTGTGAGAGCAGTACCTGACCTGCGGTGTTTGTGTTTGGTAGATCAGGCATTACCGGCACCTCGTAACGGGTAGGGATCAAGAACAAACGTAGTGCGCCACTCACCAGTCGTGGCGTACACCTGATGTCTGATCGACTCAACGATCATCAACGTCGACACACCACTGGTCTGTCCCGGAAAGATACGTTTGAAGTTGACAACGTCACCGAGGCCAAGACCGAGCAGGGTCTTGTTCCAATACCCGTTACCACTCGACGACCTGACCTCGACTGCCGCGACTCGAGCCAACGGGTTCTGGTACAAGTAGCCGAGGTAGTGGGCGGTCGATAGACAAGCGTTGAGTGACGGGTGTACCGTCGACGACTTTTCGAGAACGGTGAGACCGTACTGAGCCTCGGCACCTGAGTTCTCGTACACCTGTGCCGCACCCGACTGTGGTGTGACTCGTACCATCGTCCACAGGTCGGTGTCGTCGTAGATGATCTGGGTGCTGGGTCCGTAGTACGGGGTGTTGTTTACGTCTTGGTCAGACAACGTGTGGTAGATGTCGGTCGAGTATGAGTTAGGTGCCCAGTGACCCGTGTTTGGTTGGAGTGTGCCAAACGAGTATGTCTGAGCGGTCGACGTACCGTTCCATGTCCACGTGCCGTAGTAGTTCTGGTTTGAGAAGTTGAACAGACCGTTTGGTCGTTGGTGAAACGTACCGATGTCGGTGTCACAGATCTGTAGGATCAGGTCGAGAGCGGTCGAGTTGGTGATCGGTGAGTCCCAGTAGTAGGGCTCGACATCGACGTACCCGTTGTTGATCGACTGTGACCACGCCGACGACGTGTTGCCGTTGATGTAATACAGGTTGCTGTCGAGTACGACGTTGCCGTTTGAGATGGCACCAAAGCCAGCCAACGTCAGGATCTCTGCGATACGGTCACCCGACGACACTCGGTTTGTCGATGTCCCGGGGACGTTGCCCGCCGTGACGGGGAATCCAAGTTGTAACAACGTGCCCGCTCGGTAACGGTTGAGGACTGGGGTGGCACCAGTAGCCGTAGAACTGATGACCACTTCGTCAAGCAACATCGGGACTGGTGTGACCGTAGAACCCAAGCCACCTTTGCCACCGATGTAGTTGGTCTGACCGTTTGAGTGTAGAGACGTGAGGTTGGCGTTCGATGAGAACGGGTAGAACACACCGTCGCAATACAACTCGAGGTAACCAGTCGTGCCGATCGTGATACCCACGTGATGCCAGTACCCGTCGTTGACGTTGATCGCTGATGCCACCAGACCGGCACTAGTGATCACACACTGGAGTGTGCCCGTAGCACTCACCTCGAGATAGATCTCGGTCTGGGTACCACTGATCGTTACCCAGTATTTAGTGATCACCGACTGGTTCATGTTTGACCCGAGGATCCAGAAGTCAAAGCCACCTGCTGGGTTGCTTGTTGTGATCGGCACCATAGCAAGGGCACCCGTACCAGTCGACGATCCGTTTGCGAGGTCGACACAGTTGTCCTCGTCGTAGATCAACGCCCCGTAGTTGTTGAAGGCGATCTGACCCGCCAACGTACCGGCACCCGATCCGTCTGACCCGATCGTTGCGACGTTGTTGGCGGCGGTACGGTATGCCACACCAGTACCCACCGATGTCGACCCACTGGTCACACCACTGGTCGTCACCGTAAACGTGGTTGCTGTGGCCGAGGCGATGGTCACGTTGCTCAGACTTAGGTTGGATCCAGTACCGATCGAGAGACCCGAGATCGACACCTGCTGACCAGCCTGAAACGTGTTGATCGCTGTGTACGTGACACTGGTCGTACTCGTAGCGGTGGCGTACGTGACGGTGGCCGATGGTGTTGAGTCGAGTCGGTACCAACGACGTGTGAAAGCGGTGTTGGCGTAGGTAGGCCAGAACGTGGCCGAGGTCATACGACGTAGCGACAAGAACTTGAGGTAGTCACTAGCGGTGATCACCAACTCTGAGTTGAGTTGGTCGAGCAACTTCTCCTCGATCGAGTCGATGAATCCAAAGAACACTGGGTAGGTGACCCCGCCCCACGTACCCGTGATGACGATCGGTGTACGTACCGAGATGGCGATCGTGTTCCACAATGATCCGTCACGGTTGTTGAGTGTCAGTGTTGCGGTGGCCGACTCGATGCGGTCGAGGTAGTGCTGACGACCAGACTTTGTTGCGATCTCCTCGACGTATTGAGACACGTTTGTCCACGTGCCGTTTGACTGACCCGACGACGGGATCGAGTTGTACCTGATCCCAAAGAAGTCGCTCGACGTGAAAGCGATGTAAACATCGACGACGGGTAGTGATGCGATAGCGGTCATGTGAGTCGAGACTGAGTAGTGGGTCGAGGTGGTTGTTGTTGAGCGGTGTGGCCGTACAGGTTGCCGACCCGACGTGAGTCACGGGTCTGAGTGTTGCGGATCGCCTCTGCGATGAGACGTAACGAGTGAGGGTCACGACAGATACGAGCAACCAACACGTCGAGGTCGATGTTGATCTCAATGTTGTTGTTCTCGATCACTTGATGTTCACAGTCACTGAGTAATCCTTCTTGCCTTGAGCGTTGGCCGCCATAAAGTTGTCGATCGCGTTGAGGTACGCCTGTGTCGCCTCGCCCCCGACCGTCTCTTTGAGTTTGTTTTTCTTGAAGTAGTCTGCGATGGCAGTCCACTGCTGAGTCGACAATACGGCGTTCTGAACCATCTGGTCACCGTACTTGTCTTTAGCGGTGTCAACGATCTTGTGTACCCAGTCCTCTGAGAAGCCCGCGTTGTAGTTGGCAGACCCGATACCCGTGTATCCGGGTGTGGCACCCTTTGGTCCTATCCGCATACCAGCGGCCGCGTAGTTCCAACTCTCGAGCCCCTGAATACTGCCGTACGTGTTTGGTGCCGTTGGTGCTTTGAGAACCTCTTTGGCGAGTAGGTAAGTCAGACCACCTGCGGCGAGAGCAAGACCGACCAGTGGGGCAAACACACCCGAACCACCCTCGATGTCGGCCACACCCAGTTCGGTGTCTGCTACCGCTTGCTCGGCCACCTCTTTCTCGGTCATACCTGCTGTGGTGGCGTCACTGACTGAGATCTTTTCGAGCGTGGTGTTGACACCCTCGAGCAAGGTGTTGGTCTCTTGGATCAACTCGTCAGTTGTGGTACCACCGACCGTTGACCCAGTACCCGTACCCGTACCCGTACCACCCGTCAACCACTTGAGAGCGGCCTTGCCAACATCAAAGGCACCACTGATGGCACCCTTGAGGTCACTAGCAAACTTGTATAACTTGACAAACAACGAGGCACCGAGAGCGACACCGAGAGCGTCACCGATGGCCTTGACCTCTGACGGGTGAGCCTTTGCCCACGTCATCGCGTCGTTGAGCATGTTGGTCAACTTGGGCAACAACACGTTGCCCGCCGACGTTAGAGCGTTCTCGACGGTCGTCGTAAAGTTGGCAACGGCACCTGCTGGTGTCTTGAGCCACTCCTCGAACGCTGACTTGTTTGTACCACCCTTGTTCATGGTCTCAAACAGTTTCTGTAGGTTTGGCAACTGAGTGATCAAGTTGGTAAAGGCGGGTCCTGCGGCACCACCAAACAACTGGGTCATAAACGAGTTGATGCCCTGAGCCTTCATCGTCGATGTGGCGTTCTGCTCCCACGCTTGGTTGATCTGACCCAAGACCGTCAACATGCCCCCGGGCTTACGAGCCTCGGCCGCGAGTGTCGCTTGGTTGATACCGACCGACTGTAACAACTTGGCCTGTGACGACAACTTGCCGTTGTTGCCGTACATCGGTTTGTCGAGTGCTTCGATACCCGTCTTGAGTGCCAACTGTGATCGGGCACCGTTCATGTTCTCGTTTGAGAAACCGGCCAACAACGTGGTCGCTGTCTTGAGGTCGATGTGGTACGCCGCAAACGCCGAGAGAGCCTTACCACTGAGAGCGGTGGTCAAGTCGTTTGCCGTGAGTCGTGATCCCTTGATGGCATCAGTGAAGATGTCCATCGTGTTAGCGACACCAGTGGTGCCAGCCATGTGTACGGCTTGGATACCGATCGCCGCAGACAACGTCGTATTGAGGTCGGCGTTTTGTGTCTTGGCAAACATGGCGGCCGCCCCGACCGCTTGTGTGGCCTCAGACACTGAGTACCCACCCTTGATCAACTGGGTGTACCCACTGAGGATCAACTTGGCCGATGTCGCCGTGTCGGTTGACACTTGTAGTGCCGACGTACCGATCTGCTTGAGTTGACCTTGAGTGACGTTGGTCTGGTCACCGACTGTGTGTAGTGCCTCTTGGAAGTCGTACGACATCTTGATCGCGGCGGTGGCCACACCTGCGGCACCGAGGATCATGAAACCCGCCAACTTGTTGCCGACCGCTTGTAACTTGTCGCCGGTCGTAGCACCCTCGGCTTGG